CCAGCCAGACACCATGCATCAGAGGGTGCTTTCACTTTCGGCGCCATGCTCAGGCAACGCTGACGCTCAATCAGTATTTTCATCCTCTGCTCTTCGTTCTTACAGCGATTGAAGGCATCCATCAGAACCGTGGCTGCCCGCTGGTAGAGCCCTTTTTCAAACAGGCCTTGAGCCTTATCCATCATTGTGGTCACAGCCGGATTCAGAGCTTCTTCCTGTTCTGGTACAGCTGGTTTATCAGCCCGGTTGATTTTCAGTGCAGAACGCCCCTCGCCAATCTCCCCACCCGGTGCTTTGGCAAAATACTGGTAGCACTTGCCGTTATGGTGGCGGGTTGCGCGATTCAGTTTGACCAGATGGCATACACCGCGCTGAACAGCGTGAACGTCGTATTGAGGCATGGATGCTGCGATCTGTTTGTTAGTTAACCCAGGGTTTTCAGCGATGAAAATTTGAATATCTTTCAGAAGGCTCATGAGTTCGCTCCTCTGAAGCCCGCCGGGACTTTGCTGTAGTCGGTATTCTGGAAGCTGGATTTGAAGATTCCATCCTCACGCTCCCACTTGCCGTTAACTCGCGCTGGCCTTCCGGCATTCGCCCAGTTGGTAGCGGACTTCAGGTACGCTGGAAACTTCGTTGGCTGGAAAAGCGTTTGTGGGCGCAGGTAGGCCGCCATTGTTAAATCGTCGCTCCACTTGGCGTTGCAGTAGTCCACCACCAGCGACAGCTCTTCAACGGTGAAGCCCTCCCCGATGCGGGCGCGAATGTTTTGCAGCGAGGTTGTTGAAACCTGATAACGCGAACTGGTCACCTGGTTCAGATGGGTTAAAACCTGTTTAGCCTGATCGGTAATCAACACATCACCGTCTGGTTGCGGCGCAACCTGACAAATAGGGTTTTTAATATCTGTAGTATTCTCTGTTGTATTCTCTGTAAGAACATCAGTGCAATTTGACCTGATGAGAGCGGTTCGTTTTGACCCGATGGAACGTTCCACTTTGACCTCTTCCATCGGTTCATTTTGACCTGATGGAAGAGTGCATTTTGAACTCTTCGATTTGGTCACTTTGACCTCATCTAAAAGCTCACTTTCGTAGTTGATCGTGTAATAGTTCGTCATGTCGCGCTGAGACTTGTTCAACTGCTCAACTTTGAGTACGCCAAGGTTTTTCAGGCGGGTGAATGTGCGCTTCAGGGTGGATTCAGACCAGAACGGGAACTGCTCCAGCCACTGCTCATTGGTGTTGTAAATCCAGCGCACGCCGTCACGCTCCAGTCCGGAGGTGGTTTCTTTCAGCCAGTAATTAACCTGCTGCAACGCAATGGCCTCGTTCAGCCCAATGCTGCACGCAAGGTCAGGGTTAATCACTATCGGGCGGGATGGCATTAACAGGCTCATGGTCGTCCTTTAACTCTGTAAATTTACGCTGGAATTGCTCAAGAGGGCTGAAGCACTCATGATCGTACCCTTCGCGAAGGTATATAACGCGTCGAGTCTCGGGCTCCCATCTGATGACCCGCACCGGGACGCCATAGTGATCTCTGAAACGCCGGTTAAGTTCTCGCATAGCGCTCTCCCCTTCCGACGCCAGACACCCACAATCGCCATAGCCCTGCTGTGGTTACATGGAACCCAGCGGCCTGATACCATCCGCTCATACCGAAACGACGAGGTTCCAATAACGGGAATACCACGTAGTTGCGGGAGACGGTTGTTTACCGTTACACTGTTCATGCGTTAGTTTCTCCACTGATACGACACGCCAAGGGGCCCGGAGCTGCACACTCGCGGGCCTCACCCATTTCTGGAAGGCAATAAACACGGGAAATAAGGTTCAGGAACGTCATGAGAGTGACCCTGAACTGATATGCGATATCGTTAAGACTTTGCCACTCGCTCCGGTCAACTACACCATCTTCAATGTAATGACGGTAAGCATTGACCAGCTCACCAAGCCTCCCCACCAGCTCGGCCAGCTTCAGGCCAATCTCTTCGTTTTCATCATCAGGCACGGCGCCGGGAACGTGAATTCCGTTATCAGTTTCACGAGAGTACGCGTCAGCGATGTAACTTACGCCAGCAGCTCTCTGAAGCACCATTGCCCAGCCCATTGGAAAGATCTGGTCGCCACCAGCACGAAGTCGGTTAAAGAGTGAATTCTGGGTTTCGTCCAGAATCTCCGCCGCTTCAGCGTATCCGCCTGGCAACGCGGCAATCGTCTTCCTGATTGCGGCCACTAGCCAGGCGGGCTGCTTCTCAACTTTCCATTCAGGTTCTATACCCACGGTCATATCCTCTTTTCTGTGGTTTCTATCAAACCGCTGAATCTGTAGGCTTTTGGGGACGACTAATCGCCTTGATCAATTCCTTTGAGAATTTTCCCTCGGAGGCTAAAGCGATTTTTTCCGCATAGTTAGTCTCGCCAGTAAAATCTGTACGAGGCAGGCATCCTTTTTTCATCCACTTGTAGATGGAACGAACACTACATCCGCACGCAGAAGAGATGGCAATGACACCTATCTCCTTGATTGCTTCGGTAAGAGTTGGGAGTTTTTCCTCTTGCATATGAACCTCACTTTGTGAACTTAAAGTACATATTATGACGGAACTGATAGTTCACGCAAGTACACCTATTATTGAACTCATGGTTCAGGAAGAAAGAGCGCGACAAGACTTCTCCAAAAGGCTAGCGCTGGCCTGTGAAAAAGCTGGTTTACAGATTCATGGTCGACAGGCAGAAATTGCTAAGAAAATGAAGCTAACACCTAAAGCTGTGAGCAAATGGTTTAACGGGGAAGCAATACCAAGGCGCGGAAAGTTGCAGGAATTAGCAGCTTATCTTGGCACGTCTGCCACTTACCTGTTAGGTGACTCTTCTGAGGATGGGATTATCAAAAGACAAGCCAGTATTGCCAATGACGTTTACCGCGTCGACGTTCTCGACCTGACTGTCAGTGCGGGGCCAGGCTCGTTCATGATTTCTGAGTTTGTAGAAGTTCTGCATGCTATTGAGTTCACAGGTGAACATGCGCGCTCCCTCTTTGGTAACCGACCTCAGCACGATGTGAAGGTCATGACTGTAGACGGTGACAGCATGTGCCCAACGATTCAATCTGGTGATCGCCTCTTCTTTGATGTGTCAGTGAGGAACTTCAAGGTTGACGGAGTTTATGCATTTGTTTTCGGGCAACACTTTCATGTCAAGCGCCTGCAAATGCAGGGATTACAGTTAGCCGTGCTTTCAGATAATCCGGCATACAAAGACTGGTACGTAACTGAAGAGAATCAGGACCAGCTATACATCATGGGCAAAGCACTCATCCATGAGTCAATAGCGTATAACAAGCTATAGAAACGAGGCTGCGACTGATGTGATGGCATGTTATTTCTTGGTATGCCACATGGGTATCGCAAGAATCGTTAGCAAAATGGACTGACGATACGTTTGTTGAGGGGAGCAATCTTGCTAACTGCACAGCTTAAAGGTTAACTAAGTTTGTATGAACCATTCCCTTTTTGGGAATTTATCTTATAATTCCCAAAAGGGGAACGTTGGCAAGATATGATTGTCATAGGATTAGAGGAGCTCCAGAGGTTCATCAAGAAGCACAACCAGGCAAAAGGGCCACTTGAAGCTTGGTATGATGAAGCGTGTAGAGCTAAATGGAAAACTCCTCAGGACATTAAAAATAGATTCAGCCATGCCGATTTTCGTCCGAACAATAGGGTTATCTTTAACATTAAAGGTAATGATTATCGATTGGTTGTTCAGGTGGTGTTTGTGGCTGGAACGGTGATTGTTGAGCAAGTCGGGACTCATGCCGAGTATGATAAGTGGAGGCTTTGAGATTATGGAAAACTGGAAAATCATTAAAACCAAAGGTGACTATGATAAAGCTATGGCTCGCATCATTGAGCTAGCCAATGCCGGCCTTGAAGTTGATACAGACCAAATGGACGAGTTCGAGTTGCTAACTCTTCTCGTTGGTCATTATGAAAAAGCCAATTTCCAGATGGACAAGCCAGATCCCATTGAGGCCATAAAATTCCGCATGGATCAAGAGGGATTAACTTCTGCTGACATGAAGCAATTTATCGGTTCAGCATCTAAAGTCTCTGAAGTGCTTAACCGGAAGCGCCCATTGAGCCTGCCTATGATTCGAAAAATACATAATGGACTTGGCATTCCTGCGGAAATTTTGATTAAAGATGTCAATGAATTAGAGTGGACGCCGTTGGATTCTAGCGATGAGTTGCTTGAGTTAATTGGTGTGTCAGTTTCCTCTCATATGAATATAGATGCTGGTTTTTCGAACATACCAGATTTCATTGCACATGGAAGGATTACTCAGCGAGCAGAGGTGGTTAGTCCACTCTCTATGAGTTCCGAAAGAAAAGAACTAAAAGCGGTTAAACACACATTTTCGCGGGCTAGAGCAACCAAAATCTTTGATGGAGTGATTGGCACAAAGGTTCACTCAACTAACACTCGTTACCTGGATGAGAGTTTTAATCTAATATCATGAAATTAAATCTTGTTTCAAAGAAAGTTCATAAAGCTACCCTTGAAATGATTCAGGGTGATAGCGGTAAAAAGAAAGCTAAAGCTAATGTAACTATTTCTAATGAATTTTACGGAAACACCAAGGATCAGAACCTCTTCAGAATTCGTTATGAAGTTGAGGTGACAATCGAAAATGTTGTTAAAGTGGATATTTCTTATGATTTTGATTTCACAACTGACTCTGAAGTATCGAGCGAATTGTTCGCTTCATTTGAAGTTCGTTCAATTGCACCATCTTTAGCATACCCCTACATAAAATCTTACGCCGAGCAGCTAATCAGTATGTCTGGGCTTGGATCTTTTAATTTACCATATATCAATTTTACAGAAGAACCATTCGAAGAGTAATAATTAGCTGCACCCGGCCACCGCGCCGGGTTTTTTAATGTTTGAAAGCCCTTAGAACAGGTGATCTCCAAAGACCTCGTTTTATGTTAAGATGTTTCCGATTGCAATCAAAGGAAACAAAAAATGAAAAAAGTTTTAGCTTTAGCTCTTGGGGTAATGATGTTGGCTGGGTGCAGCTCTCGCGTTGCGGATCTGACTGTAGCGAGTACTAAAAATTACAATCTCAACTCAAACAATTTCGTTAAAGGCGCGCGCGTTAAAGCAGAAGACTCTGCTCCAGTCGTGATTTTCCCGCTCGGGATTCCGAATGTGAAAACGGCCATTGATCGTGCTATTGAGAAGAACAGATGCTCTGTTGCTCTTTCTGACGTTGTTGTCACTCAATTCAACCACTCTTTCCTGTTCGGTAAATTCGGATTTATTGTAGAGGGAACCGAAGTTATTGACCGTGGGCAGCCGGGTTGCGAGAAAGCGAACTAAATGAATTCCCGGCCATTGAGCCGGGTTTTTTATGCCTACTTCACAGCCTTACTACCTTTCCTCACTATCTCCGCAGCATCCCTGTTAACTCCCTTGCCGATCACATTGCCCGTTTCTCTGCGGTACTGTTCCAGCTTCTTGATGATAGCCTCCTGCGTCAATGGCTGGCCTGAGAGCGACAAATCCATAACCGCCCTGCCCATGGCATGAACAATCATACTTACCCTTTCATCGTCCAAATCCATTAATGCGCCCCTTTCTGATGTTTATTTAATCATAACATCATTATCTGATAAAAATAAATAACCCGAAAAATCAATACATTATTGCATTGCAATCATTAAGTGTACTTTTGGTGCTTTACATAATTGAACTATTGGTACATATTGATTTCATTAGCTACTAACAGTTAGCAGTACGGCATATGGCACATGTGCCGCAGCGGTCCGGGGATTCCTTGCAAGACAATATCCAGATCCAGCGGGTAGCCGGAATGTGCAAGCCAGGCAAGTACGACGGCCAGAGACGTTTCACCAGCGTGGCGATCAGGTGTGACACCTCGGAAGAGACGAGGCCATAACCAAAAGAGCGCTGGCATGCAAAAAACATCTCGCAGCCGTTGATGTACCAAAAGCCAGGATGGTACGGCAGAACGCGGTAGTGCTCTTTTTGATGTGGTAACCCGAAGTAGCTGTACCAGATGCTGTGTGTAGACTTGGCGGTCGGCAGTTTTGAATGTCCTTAATGTCGACCGCCCCTTTTACACAACTGAAAGCGCGTTCAGCGTTCAACTTGAGAGGCCGTAGTCGTTAAATCAACTCAGGAGAACGCGCTCTCAATTGTGGAGAAGCTGACTGGCGGTGGCAGCCGCCCGTTTCACTAAGTGCCCTGGTTGGGTGCTTACTAAAACGAACCCCCTTTATTTTTTGTCGCCAACCGGCGAGGGATTCGTGCAACCAAAATTCAGCGCTGTGCAGAGCGCGTATAACACGGAGAAACTATCCATGACGAACACACAGAACGTCACCGAGTTACAACCACGCATGACCCGGGAGCAGCTGATCGACGCAGCGCGTAAGGCAGCCCCTCTCCTTCCGCCAGCTTATCGCGGCATTATGACCGAACTGGCTAACCGCCTGGACTATACCAGCGTCGCGCTTTGTGAGGCGATGGCTCAGCGTAAGGAACTGGCTGTTCAGAACGCTACTCTGCGTGAAGATGTCGCAAGCTGGGCCAAAGAGTGTGACCGCATTGTTGAACGCCACACGAAGAGCAGAACCAATATGCATTTACTGGAAGCCCAGCGAGAATTGCGTGAGCTATCAGCCATCGTCATTTCCCAAAATAACGAGGTGGCTTTCTGATGGCTAACTCATTCAAGCAAATGACCCGTGACGGGACCATCAAGCGCACCGATACCGGGATGTTCATCAGCCTTGACCAAATCCATGTGCGGGAAGGTTTCAACAAACGCGAAGATGATGAGCGTACCCGCCAGGCAGATGATGACCTCTTCAACTATCTGATGAACGGTGGTTCTGTTCCTCCACTGGAAGTTATCGCCCGCGATGAAGGTGGAGTGTGGGTTGTTGAAGGCCACCGTCGGCGTCGCTGCTATGCGCGCTGTGCAGAAGCAGGTAAGCCAGTAGACCGTATCCACATCATGCCGTTCAACGGTAACGATGTTCAGCGCCTGGCGCGCATCATGACCAGTAACAACCAGCTCCCGCTATCCGATATGGAACAGGCAGCTGTTATTCAGGAGCTACATAACGCCTTTAACCAGACCACCAGCGAGATAGCAAAGCTGGTGAATAAGTCTGTGGCCACCGTCGAGAAGCTGCTGCTCCTCAGTACGGCGAACCATGACGTTCAGCAGGAGGTTAAATCCGGTGCTGTGTCAGTCGATGTCGCGGTTGATCGCGTTATGGAGTATGGCGAACAGGCCGGGAAAGTACTCCAACATGATAAAGCTGTAGCGGCTGCCCAGGGTAAATCGAAAGTAACCCGTAGCTCTATCGCGCCGGAGCTGAGTGTAAAGAACGCACGCCGTTTCGTTGAGCTGATGGCTCAGGCCACGATCAGTGATGAAGGCGTCTTCACTCTTGAAGGGACTGCACTGGCCGAGGCGCTGTCGATTATGGACGAACATAAAGCGATTGCCGAAGCGCGTGAAACTTACCGCCTGTCACAACCAGTCCCTGAAACTGAGATCAGAGGGAAAACTCTTTACGTCAGACTTGAAGGTAATGAGATCGGGAAAGCGCAAATCTATCGCGGTAAGAACGTCATCCTTAATGGGATCGTGACCAGCCAGTCAAAGGCTGTGGCCCACTTCGTTAAGCAACACAAATTGCAGCAGGAGCAAAATCATGACAGCCAATAAACCAATGACCGGCGAACAGCTGGATGAACTGATGACTATTGCTGTCAACATGCAACTAGACAGTGAAAAAGTGAGTGACCGCCCTGCTGCTATGTTCGCTTATGCAGTGCAGGTAGCTGTTCTGGAACTGCGTAAGGTTCGTAATGAAGCTGCGGCGCTGCGGGATGAAATGGAAGCCGCCGAGAAGAGGATTTCTGAGCTTGAGAGCGACAATGCATACATCAGAAACAGGCACAAAGAACTAGACCTGTTAATCGGGAAAAACATTCTGGTAATGCAGGCCGCAATCATCGAATGGCAGGGAACTGGCGACGCCAAAAAGGGGTTGGCATGGATTTATAACACGCTGTTTGGTCCAGGTGAATTGCCGGACGAGGCGGAGAAAGATGCCCAGGCATACTTTGACCGCAAATATGCCCCGCTTGACGAAGAACTCATGGCTCTCCATCGGTGGTTCTGGGAACAAAGCGAAGCTGAACGCGCCGGAGCAGCCGGTAAAGGAGCGTGAGCATGGCACTGACGAAAAAACAGCGCGCAGAGCTGCGCATGAAGTTCGGCGGGCGCTGTGCTTATTGTGGTTGCGAACTTCCCGAAAAGGGCTGGCATGCTGACCACGTTGAGGCGGTGCTGCGAAAATCTGAGCAGTGTATGAAGGCTGCTGCGAAAGGCATCTTCAAACTGAAGGCTACGGGTGAATACTACAGGCCAGAAGCTGAAAGACTGGATAACCTATTTCCGGCATGTGCGCCCTGCAACTTACTGAAAACATCCTACTCGCTGGAAATGTTCAGAAAGCAGGTATCTCTTCAGGTCGAGCGAGGGCGCAAGAGTAGCATGAACTTCCGAACGGCAGAGCGTTTCGGCCTTATCGAGGCAGTTGAGAAGCCAGTGGTGTTCTGGTTCGAACAGTATCAGGAGGGAGTAGCATCATGATTACCCTTACCAAAGAATGGCTCCTGAAGACAATCGCGGAGCTTGAAGAGGAGCGCGATGCGACGCCCAGCGCAGTAAACGAAGATGCGGCAATGGCGCTGGCGGCAATGAAGTTAGCGCTGGCATCGCTCGAAGCGGAGTCTGTGGCGTTCAGGTCAAAGTTAAAGCCACCATCTTCTATCGGTAGCGAGCACTGGGATTATACGGATCATCGACAGCCAGATGCTTTCGAACTTGAGAGTTGTGTGATTGAGCGACTCTACACCGCCCCGCCAGCGCCGGTATCTGTGCCTGATGCGATGGATGGCCAGGGAGGTGTTTGCTGCGAGGTTTCGTACGCTGATGGCTGGAATTCCTGCCGCGCCGCCATGCTTCAGGGTGCCGAACAAACAAACTACCGCGCTATCGTTGAGCGGATAGCTGAAATAATT